GACGACTCGTGCTATCGCACCTATCTTCTTTCAATAGTGGCAATTTAGGTTGTAGACGCGTGAATTCAATTGAGGAGGAGACCATGAAGACGTTAGTAGCAATAGTGCTGGCAGTGTTCTTGTTCCTGGCACCTACATCGGTGCTGGCAGGCCAGGTCAATATGACGGTTGATACCGGGACTGTCATAACCATGACCTTGGATCAGAAGGCCGCAGACACTTATGCTCGGCTCAAAGCGGATCACGGTGACATGATCGTTGAACAGTTGGTTCAAGGTTGGATGCAGGACCATGAGAATCGCTATGGTGTGTCCGATGCTAAGGACGTGAGCAAGAGAATGGACGCTCTGACTCCAGCCAATAAGCAGAAGGTGATGGATCAACTGGGTCTCTGTGAAGCCGGTCCTTGTTAAAGACGAAGTAAGGGACACCACTCAAAGGAGGGTCAGCATTCAAACGGGTGCTGGCCCTTTTTAAGGTAGAACGATGGCTCCTGGAAAGTTGGTGCTGACAAATGAGACATTGGCGCTACCGTCTATTAGTGAGGAATCTTTAGTAGTGGTGGAAGAACAGGGAGCTGTATTGACTACGCAAGAGGATGAGAATCAGACGTTAGTGTTGACTGAGGTAGACTCGGAAGTGCTTGCTGAAGCTGAGTTGGCTGACGAGAAGGGAACGATCATGGATCCATCGAAAGAAGTCTTCGGTGTGCCTGCTATTACTAGCGAGAAACAGAGTTTAGTAGAGGTACTCGGAGACCTGGCTGAAGCGGCTAGAACAGAGACAGGTGAGAAGCCGAAAGTCGAGAAAGAGGAGTTAGATGAGTCTGAGCCACAATCTGAAGAAGGAAAGGATGGCTGATGCCTAAGGTATTTGTAGACGTACTGGGAGAAGGATCCTCCGCGCGCTATACTGCTACTCTTAAGGATGAAGCAGGAGTAGTCATTCCAGTTGCTAATATCAACACGATCACTCTGACCTTATTCAATCTAAAGGATGAGACTATCATAAACAGTCGTAATGCACAGGATGTGAAGAACCTGAATAATGTCACGATAGACTCTAATGGCCTATTAACTTGGAACATTCAAGCTCTTGACACTCCCGTCGTGGACACCACCCAAGCCTTCGAGACTCATAGAGCCCTATTCTCTATGGTTTGGGATAGTTCAACTAAACAGAACAGGTGGACGATAGACTTCACTATTCGGAATCTTGCAAAGGTCTCGTGACACTGTTACTCTATGAGGATATTCTATAAAGGTAGGAAAAGAGATGTTTGTAGAAGGCGACATAAACTTCGAACCCCTAGCATCGGGATTGCTGCTTAAAGTATCTGATGAAGATGCTGCGGCTTGGAAGTTTGCAGGGATCGCGTCGGATGAATCAGTAGACACGGACGGTGACTCGATCCTGAAGACGATGTTGGATCTTTCATATGCGCAACAGCGCGGGTTTGTTAACTGGCATCATAGCAGGCAACCAGAAGATCAGATCGGGTTCTTGACGAAGGCGGAATTGATCGGAGCGGAAAGATTGGCGACCCTAGAACGAGACCTCGGAATCACGCTCAGTAAGACGGCTTCTATCTTTGTTGAAGGGCAATTATACAAGAACGTGCCGAAAGCGGCTGCAGTGCGGAACATCTTGACGTCAGCTCCGAAGGGGTATGTGGGTGGAGTGGCGTTATCCATTGACGGGGTCGTGGCAAAGGACGTGGATTCGGGAGACATGGTCAAGGCCTTTGTGAGGGGAGTGGCCATGACCACCATCCCGGCTCAAACAAAGACCCTCTGTCAGTTGACCAAGACCTTGATTGCGGCGATGAAAGAAACACAGTTGGCCAAGCGGATGAACGAAGAGAATAAGGGTTTGACGAGAGAACAAGCAGCTATGTGGCTTTTGAAACAACGACCTCATTGGACCCTTGAGTTCGCACAGAAGGTGACTGAGTTGGCGTTTAACCAAAGGGGAGAGTAACATCATGGCTGAGAAGACCGAAAAGAAAGACGAGACGAAGACCGATGTCATCACTGAGGATGCCCTGCAGAAGACTCTGGCCAAACTCGAGAACAAAGAGGATAAGCCAGAGGACAAGAAGCAGGATCCTATCGTGAAGACTCCGGAAATCGACAAGACTTTGACTGACAAAGTCAAGAATGACGCTCCTGAGACCTTGAAAAAGGCGATGGATGTGTCCAAAGTGTTGAAGGAGTTCGTGGAGATCACGGCCCTTCACGTGGATGCAGCTCTCGAACTGCTGCAGAAGTCTATTCAGGCCGGTGCCGAGCGTGATAACTCCGTGATCAAGATCCTGGAGAAGAACGCCGATCGCATCGAGAAGCTGGAAGAGAAAGTGGAGAAGTTCGGCAACACTCCAGCTAATGACCCGAAGACGGTGACTGCAGACAAGGTGCTCACGAAAGACGGTGGAGAAGCGAAACCTGAGAAGAAGTTTGGTCGGCAAGAAACCTTGGCCCAGCTGATGAAGATGGCGATGGACGCGAAGCCGGAAACACAAGAGGCAAGGCGTTGGTCGTTGGCCGTGACTCGGTACGAGACAAGCGGCACCATCAAGGACGAGGATCTGCCGGAAGTTCACAGACAGCTCAGTGCAGCGTAAGCGTTCGTGCTCAAACAAGGTGAATGAAGGAATTCAACTAGGAGGGTAGAACGATGTTGGTAGAAAACACCAGTCAATTCGGACAGAGCACGGCGCAGGAGCTTGAAGATCTGCGTAAAGCCATTGACATCGGTACCACGCTGCCGGTCACTGGCAACGATGCTCTCAGAGTGGAGTCCTTGGACTCTACGCTCAAGATCATCACTCACATGGCCTTGCATCTGAAGCTTTGGAATGCGATTCCAAAGAGCGATGCGATGAGCACTGTTGAGGAGTTCAACCGGTTGACAGCTTACGGTACCCAGGCGACTTCTTGGGTGGCGGGTGGAAAGCTGCCAGTCGAGGAAGACAGCACGTACGTCCGGGCGAACGAGCTGGTGAAGTTCGTGGGTGTGACGCGGGTTGTAACCCACCCTTCCACACTCGTGCGCACTGTGCCTGCAGCGCTTATCGCTACGGAGACACAGAACGGAGCGTTGTTCCTGCTCGGAAAGATCAACTCGGCCCTGTATAAGGCCGACGCGTCTACGATTCCTCTCGCATGGAATGGATTGGAGAAGCAGATCCTGGTGGGAAACGGTGGGGCTTCGTCAGTGGCCAATGGTCAGAACGATCACGAGGTCGACCTTCGTGGTGCGGGCCTGACTCCTGATGATCTGGAAAATGCGGCTCAGGTGATCGCAGACAACTTCGGGGCGGTGACCCAGATGTTCGCCAACGGGAAGGTGTTTGCTAACTATAGCAAGGCTTTTACCGATCGGACACGTTGGGCCCAGCCTGGAAGTGCGGCTCCGGGAGTCGGTGGAACGCCTCTCACGGGATGGTGGACCACAAACGGGATGCTGAACTTCAACCCGGATACCTTTTCGGTGTTGACTCCTCAGCCTCCGGCTGCTGCGACCAGCGCAAGTGCGCCTGCTGCACCTGCCATTACGGGAGTTGTGGCTTCGGGTACCAATGACGGTACCAAGTTCTTGACTGCGGACCTCGGTACCTACAGCTACAAGGTCACTGCAATCAACGAGTTTGGTGAGTCGCTGCCTTCGGCTGAGACCACCCAAACTGCCGCGGTTGCGAAAGAGACCTTGACGCTGACGATCACTGCCTTGCCGGCGACTGCCACCGGATTCCGTATCTATCGCGGAAAGACCGATGGTGGAACGTCTGGTCCTTGGTGGTTGATTGCGGAGATCGGTGCGGCTCCTCTGACTCATGCGGATGAGAACGAGAACCTGCCCGACACGTTCAATTCGTTGCTCTTGGACATGACGGAGCAGAGTATGTCATTCAGACAGCTCTCTCCCATGATCCGGATGCCTTTGGCGCAGATCGCTCCATCCATTCGTTGGATGCAGCTTCTGTACGGGACGCCCGTGATGTTCGCACCGACGAAGAACATCATGTTCAAGAACATCTCGAGGACGTAAGGAGCATACCCTGTAGGAGGGTAACGCAAGGGGCAGTGGCGGTGGAAGAACCCACTGCTACTGCCCTTTTCCTTTTAGGGAGCTATTATGGCCAAGCTGCTGAGTGTAACTGAGTTCCGTCAGAGAGCCGGTATAACCGGAACTGCAGAGGATCTCGCCATAAACCTACTGATAGAAGATGTCTCTGCTCGGATACAGAGTTATCTCGGTAGGGACTTGCTGAGGACGGCCTATGTGGATGAGCTGCATAAACCAGGAGGGTTCTCCGTGTTTGTGGATAACCCCCCGATTGACACAGCAGTGACGTTCACGTTGAAGGAAGAGTCTCCGTTCATTGATGGAATCATCTTCCCAGCTCCGATCACCATACTCTCGGAGCCGAAGACGTTTGATAAGAATGAGTTCACGATAGAGGCAGTGAAAGGAAAGATCTCACTGAAGTTCAGAGAGTTCACTCCGCATACATTCCCATCTATCCTGATTACTTATACGGGTGGGTTTGCAAAGAGTGGGACGGGTGCCGATGAGACATTGGCTGTCCCTGTTGAGCTAAAGAGAGCAACGTACATGCAGTCTTTCTATGAGCACAAACACAAGGATGAGATCGGATTGGCGGGTGTGAGTATGGCAGGCGCGAGCATTACGCTTGCACCGGCCGAACTCCTGCCTGACGTGAAACAGATTCTGAACAGGTTTAGTGGTTTGTGGATGGCTGGATAACATGGCTGCTGATGCGTTCAGGAAGAGGATTCTCCAGAACATAGAACAAGAGCTGGAGAAGATCTTAAAGGCGGATGGTTTCCACAACAATGTGGAAAAAGGGGCAGTGGTTAGAACGGTAGGCTCCTACTTTACGCTCAAGGAATACCCTGCTCTCTTTATTATAGCAGGAGCGGAAACTGCAGCGGAGAACTCACCGGGTTTGACGCTTTGGGAGTTGGTGGTCACGATAGAGTGTCACATCCGGGTAGGTGATCCGCTGACGTTAGCGGATCGGACAGAGGACATTCTTTCGGATGTTAGGAAGGCAATGCATGTGGATACTACGCGTGGCGGTAATGCCATTGATACTAGTACCATTAGTGCTGAGCCGCCTACGATTATCGATACAGAAGACCTTAAAGCGTCTGTCAGAACGGACTTCTTGATACGTTTTAGGACTGATCGAGATGATCCAGAGTCCCAGGGCAATTGTTGATGAAGAGAAAGCGGGATAAGCCGATTGCGTCGAAGGGGGAGTGTTCACAATGTGGAATGATCGCAGTTATACTCGAGTCTCATAAGGATCGCTATCATAAGGTCTGTGGGAACAGTGTGAAAGGGCTTCCTCGAAATACGCATGGAAGGTGGAGATAGATGGCTGGACCGTTCAATATAATCGTCAAAGGTGACAAGAAGATTAAACGGTTTGGGAAGAAGATGACTAAGGCCGGTAAGCCAGCTCTGAGAGCGGCAGCGGCTGAAATCACGCTGCTGAAACGGGAGATAGTCAAAGAGACGATCGCAAAGACGAAGCTGACAAGGCAGACAGGGGCCCTATTCAAGGATTTGACAATCTCGGGACGACGCAAAGCAGTGATCACTAAGGAAGGGATAGAGACGGATATCACATCCGTTCAAGTGTATGCCGGGATTCAAGAAACCGGTGGAACGATTACTGCGAAGCGTGGGAAGTTGACTGTTCCGCTTGTGCCAGCGAGTGAACTGGCAGGAAGAAGAGCAAGGGATATACCAGGACTATTTAGGATTACGTCGAAAGCCGGGAACATTATCCTGGCTACGAAAGGGCAAACACCAGGAACGCTGAAGCCTTGGTTTGTGTTGAAGGATCAAGTGACAATACCACCAAGGTTGGGACTGTTCAAGACAGCCAGAGATGTGATCAAGAGACAAGGGACGGGTTTAGTCAAGCGAATGAGGCTTGTGTTGGAGAAGAACTTTAGACGGAATTAGGAGGAAGGAAGATGGCAACGCTTCTAACTAGAAAAGCACAGATCTTGGCCAAGATTGAAGCGGTAGAAGGTACCGTTGAGACTTTGACTGAGGTTGACGGTGGTCTGCTGGTAATTGATCCAGCATGGGAACCAGATGTGTCTCAGTTTGAACGGACGGTTGTAACTCCGTCGTTCTCGAAGTTCAGGAACCTACCTGGGCAGAGAATGGGGAAGATCAATTTCCAGTCTGAGTTGAAAGGCTCAGGTGCTGCGGGAGTACCGCCTTTCCTCAGCAAGTACATTCGGGCGTGTGGGTTCAAGGAGACGGTGACCGAGGTCCTACAGTCGTTGACGTTCAATACGACAGACACGACCTACATTCCGCTACGGAATGGTGCGGCTGACAATATCGAGTTGGCTGCACAGTGGACAACGGGTGGATCGCCAGAGACGCCGACTCATGTCAAGCTGCACCTCCGAAGACTTGGGACGATGCTTGCAGCTGACAAGATCACTGTGGAGATCCAAACAGATTCTGCTGGTGATCCGTCAGGAACCCCAGTGACGAACGCGGTGTCGGAAGCGGTCTTTGCGAAGGACATCACTGACGTGGCAGCTGGAGAAGACCGGACGTTCATCTTCTTGAAGGCTGTGTCTCTGTCGAGTGCCACCGTATTCCACTTGGTGCTGAAAGGCACTTATGCGGTGAGTGCTTCGAACCAAATACAGTGGTCCAGTGACACTGTGGGATCAGGTGGAAATCAGGAGATCTTCGATGCGGCTTGGGCTGACGTGGCGACTGAAGACTTCCAGGTTCAGATGTTCACCGGTACGTCGGTTGTCTATGCTCCAGTCACTGACGCAATCCCGTCCTTGACGATTGAGTTGAGGACATCGGACAATGCCGGTAACGCCATTTCGAAGAAGTTGAGAGGTGCTAGAGGAACGATCAGCTTCACCGTGACGGTAGGTGAGCCGATCATTGCCTCCTTTGAGTTCAGTGGAGTGCAGATCGACTTGACAGACGTGTCAACATTGACCGGGGTGGTGTTTGATCAAGCGGTTGAACCTCCGGTGATGTTGAGCGCTGCGTTTCTTGTCGACGCGTTCTCAGCTAAGATCAACTCGCTGTCGATGGACATGGCCAACACTGTGGCCATGCGAGACGATCCTTCTACTGCAGAGGGATTTACGTCAGCGTTGATCACGGACCGTACCCCAGTTGGATCCTTTGATCCAGAGCAGGACTTGGAAGCGAACCACGACTTCTGGACCAGGTTGAAGAACGGTACCGAAGGGAACCTGACATTCAACATGGGGACAGTTGCAGGAAATAAGATCGCAGTGGCTGCACCCAAGGTCCAGTACACAGAAATAGCGGAGGGAGACAGAACGTCAATCGCGATATATGAGATCGCGATCAAGCTCAACCGTTCCGACGTCCAGACGGGGAATGATGAGCTCACGTTCACTTTCACCTAAGGAGAATTATGGCTGAAAAGCCAAAGAGCAAAGAGTACACGATGGGCATGGATGGAGACGAGAGAGTCTTCATCCAATGGCCCGTCTCTGCTGGTCAAATGGAGCACCTATGGACTGCTATTCTTGACTTTGTGAAAGCTGGTGAGAACAAGGAAGCGTTCGACGCAGCTTTCCATACCTTGCACAAGAACATCTACAAGGTGATGGCAGTTGTGTTGGTGCCGAAAGGTGAGACCAGAGCCGATGTGCTGAAGAGGTTGGATACTCCGGGTGGGATTGACGATCTGATGTCATGGTTCAGGGTGAATGCGACACCAGATCAGGTCCAGGAGCTAGTGCAGGATTTTTTCGACTTAAACCCAAAGGTCTTACACTCGTTAGGGATGTTGAACTGGGGAGTGGAGACGGTGACGGGCCAGAGGGTGCTGAAGACGGAAATCCCAAGCACTTCAACTTCGAAGCCTATTATGCCTACATCGGTAGTGGAACCGGTCTTAGCCGAAACCAAATCAGAGAAGACCTGACGTTAGATCAGCTCGAACCCTGGTTTCAGATGGCTAAGCGGGTCGACGCTTTCCATGGGGCTGTGTTGGTCTTTACGGGAGTGCAGGATAAAAAGGGAGAGTTGACCCCAACTCCCTTCTTTATGACCGAATCAAAGATGGAAGGACGTCCACAGAAGTTGGGCGAATACTGCATGGAGACGTTGGGAGTGAGCAAGATAGATCAGTGTAAGTTGATCTTCGGAGTAGATGAGGAAACGTTGGAGAAGTTGGCCTGTAGGACCTGTCCCAACTAAAAACCATGGCTGTAGAACGACTACGACTAGTCCTCGAACTCGCTGCAAGGAAGTTCAACGCTGGTTTCAAGAAAGCCGGCGCTGCCGTTAAAGGCTTCATCACCAAACTCAAGAGCATGAAGGTCGCTATTGCTGTTGCCGCGGTAGCCTTCGGCGCAGCGGTGAAGTCTGTCACTAACTTCGGTGAGAATCTCTCTACAATCTCGGAGAGGGTAGGAATTGGAGTTGAGAAGCTCTCGGAGTTGAAGTTCATAGCGGAGCAGAACGACGCCAGTCTACAGGATATGACTGCTGCCCTTGAAGGTTTGTCTAGAAACGCCTTGGACGCTGCGAACGGGATGGGAGTTGCAGTCGATGCTTTGGAGACACTGAACATCGATGTGAAGGATAGTAACGGTCAGTTAAAGACAGCGGAAGCACTGTTCCTTGAGGTCTCAGATTCTCTGTCGGAGTTTGAAGACGGAGCTGTGAAGTCTGGTATTGCACAGAAGTTGTTGACGACAGCTGGAGCCAAGCTCATCAAAGTGATGAACCTTGGTTCGAAAGGGATGAAGGAAACAGCGAAACGGGGAAGGGAGTTAGGAGCCATTCTGACCGAGGAAGCGGCTGCAGGAGCGGAAGACTTTAATAAGACCTTAAGAGAGCTGCAAACTGCCACGTTCTCTCTGTTGAGAGAAGCGGTCATGCCGATGTTGCCTACCTTGAAGAAGTTCGTCCAGTTCTTGGTTGAGCTGGCGACTAAAGCGAGAGGCTTTGTAGGCGCAGTCCTCGAAGTGTCAGGAGCTATTATAGATAAGCTGTTCGAGGCCTTTGATAAGCTAAAGATCGGCATGGAGCCGCTTGCGCCGGCATTCGAAGGGTTAGGGAAGTTCTTAAAAGACGTGGGTGCGAAAGCACTTACCTTTGCGAAGGCACTTGGACGACTGGCTGTAACACTTGCAGGTGGTCTGTTCGTGGCTTTTGCCAGGATGAACGCCATGATTGCTAAGTTTGTCATTAACTTGACTGCAGGCATACAGGCCGTGCCTATTCTGATTAAGAAGGCGTTGACGTTCTTTGATGATGCTGCTGAGGCGGAGCTCCAAAGAAAGTTAGATCAGGTTATCGCAGATCGAGCAAGAAAGATAGAGGCGGTGAACAAGAAGCTGGAGGAGGCTTTAGGGAAGCTAGGTGCGCCGGGTGTTAAGACAGGAACTGCTCCCGAGAAAGATGCCGCAATAGCCGCGGCCCTAGCGAGAAAGGCAGAACGACAAGCCAAGAAGGCTCCGGAGATTAAAGATAGAGAGAAAGAAGCGGAGGCACGGAAGTTAGCCAGAGCACGCGATCTGGCAGATCAGACGGCTGCTGCCGAGTTATCCTTGTTGATCGCTCAAAAGAACAGTGCATCCAAGATAGAGCTCATTAGGCTGGAGACAATCTTCTTGAAGGCACAGTTGACGGAGAGGTTGAATGATGAGGAGCTGACAGGGAATCAAAGGCTGGTTGAGATTGAGAGGACGAATGCTGAGATCCGTGACCTACAGGAAGAACACGCAGACAAAATGGAAGAGATCACTGAGCAGATGGCCGAAGGCATGGCCGCTTCTCTCAACAAAGAGAACGTGGCAGTTTGCAACTCTCTTAAGGTCTTGTTAAAGT